CACCTACACCAAGGTTCTCGCCCCGGTAACAGTGACATCCAGTGAGACCACCCTGGACGAGTTCTCGTCTGTCAGCAACGTGGACAGCTCACAGGCATACGTGGCCTGCAACTATTTCGTAACGGCCTACAACGAGACCGAGGGCACCGCGTCGGCCTATGACGTGTACGTGGCATCAGATGGCGTGGTGGCCGCTGTGTCCAACAGCTTCGTGTCATCCAAATCCAACGAGATGCTGACGTTCCTCGCGGAGCACACCAATGGAGTGGTCACGCTCAGCGCACACAGCAACAGCGGTGGCAACACCACGGTCAGCGCCTACAGGTGGCAGCTGCCCAAACCCGCTGCCGTGGATCCTTTCAAGATAGTGGACAGCTGGAACAAGACCCTGTACAGGGGAGCCAAGTATTTCATGACCATAATGGCCACCAACCTGGGAGAGCACAACGCACAGGAAGTGGCAGTGGTGCACAACAGCAGCGACGCCTTCAACACGGTGTACAACTTGATCACCACGGGCAACACCTATCCGCAGGGCCTGATCTCCATAACCACGGACGTGCAAGGCAACTTGGTCAGGGTCAAGGCCACCAGCAACGGAGAGGCCGTGCTCAAGATCACCATGGTCAGACACAGGACAGTGGTTTAAATTACCAAAAATACAGTATCATATTGACATCTTTGTCTTTTCGTGTTATAAATATAGCTGACACAAGAAAAACACAAACACACACACAGAAAGGAGTTTTTATTATGTCAACTATCAAGTCAAAAAGCGGCTACGAAATACGTGCCGATCTATTAGGGCTCGCAAAAAACATTGCGGAGTTCAACTACACAATAAAGCAACAGGAGTACGAGTACAGCCTGAGGAAAGATGGCGACCAAGTGGTTGCTGAATTCAAGGCACCGGTGGTAACAGCGGAAGACATCATTGACACAGCCAAGAAGTTCAATGACTTCGTGACCAACGGACAGAACTACACTGAGCAATCTCAAATATTAGTGGAGAGCGTGAAGAAGTTCAACGACAAGGTGCAGGAAACTTTCAAGCCTGAGACCATGCAAAAGAACGTGAAAGAATTCCAGGACAACGTCCAGAAGTTCTATTCAATGTTCACAAATGGTGTAGCCAAGAACTAACATCACAACACACTGTCGAGCTCGGCAACGGGCTCGAGGTGTAACCGAGGTAGAAAAATGCAACCGTATAATAAATGCGAGAATCGCTGGCTAAGCAGTGTCAGGAAAAATTGTAACAAGCACTGGACGGAATATGAAGCGCTGTATGCCGTGTTGGCAGGCATCGTGGGCATCTGTCTATTGGTACTGGCCGTGGTCACAAGCATGTCCAGTTTTTTTTAAATAGGCAACTGAAATTGCTTGAGAAAAAAGGATAATTACAACATGTTCAATCCCATGGACTTCTTTCCAAGTTTCGTGTCCTCACAGACCGGACCAATGAGATCCACCAACACAGAGATAGATCCCAATGCGGGCAACTTCCAGGAATACACCTACGAGTTGGAATGGATGGAGGCGCACTGGAACCACGTTTACAAGTGCGTGGACATGGTCACTGCCTACTGGTATCCGTGGATCGACCGCAAGGCGATACATGAAATGTATCCAGACCTATACAATTAGATCCAGAATAGTCTGCAATTTTCCTTTGATACTTTTGTTGTTGAGGGTGTTCCTGAGTCCTGCATGCAGGTTCTTTGGCCAGCACTCGAAAGCGCACCAGGCATAGGAATTATGCTCACCATTTAATTTGGGCAGGAATTCCTCAGCCACGCAGATCACATAGGTGTTGAAGAAAAACTTTTGGTCATTGCTGGTGAACAGTTCCAATGGTATCACTTTCTTGAAAGCTGACGTCAGCCCAATTTCTTCCTGTATCTCTCTCTTCAGTCCTTCAAACGCACTCTCTGTGTATTTGCTTCTGCCCCCGACCAAGGCCCACATGCCTCTAGTCCGTTCATCGTTGCGTTGCAAAAATAAAAATCTCTTGGTGTTTACCGCATAGAACAGCGCACCGGAGCATATGATATTATCTTGCATTTGATTATTATAACACTATAGTCCACTTGCCCGCAATATAAATGCCCTCATAACTCTTGACCCAGTTAGAGCCATTGTATTTGTATTGTATGCCTGTGTTTAGATTGGTAACATATTCCACTGTGCTGTCAAATCCTGATGCGTCCCACACCACGCTCCATGAGTTGGTAGCGCTGTCGTACTGCACAATGTCATTGGCCTGTGCATGCAATCCGCCCTGCCAGTAGGCCGTGCTGTCAACTGCTTCCGTTATTAAAAATCTTGTTCCATTGGCCGGCGTGGCGCTGGTGTCAAATGTCTGGGGATTTATGATCTTGTTGACCGAAGGTATGGTGTTGGCGGGTATGGTGTCATTGTCAATGTTGAAAAGCAATATGGTCTCGTCCAGTGGGCTCACGGATATCGTGCCCACGACCTCGTTGCCATTTTCCTGTTCTAACTTTATCTGGCTTAGGCCATTGGTTACTTTGCCGTACTGATTGAGCAATATGTTCCAATTGATAGGTGCACCAAATTGGTCAAATGGATCAAGTCCCGTGCCTGCCCTGGCACCTGTGTAGAAACCATCACCGCCCGATCCGGTATTGATTCCGGTGCTGCCCAGCAATCTGAACTGGTTGCCCGTCAGCAACAAGGCATAGTTGTTTGGGGTGATGAAAGATTTTGATATCAGAGTTCCGTCTATCAGGCCTTCTGCTATGCCGCCATCATCGTCGTACACGCTCATTATAATTTTCTGAATGACCCCTAATTTAGAAACTTTCACTGGTGGGCTCAGCCATATTGGCATGCTGAATCCTATGCTGGCCACATCTATCTCGGTGTCGGCGCCAATTGGTATCGTGCGCGAACTGAAAGATATGTCTGTGAGCTCTATATAACTGAGGCTGGTCCAGTCTATGTAGTTGTCACTCTTCTGTATTTCGAAATCGGGATTGAATAGATACAGTATCTGCTCCAATATCTGCAATTTCATGTCTGTGTTGGTGGTGTAGATGTCCGCTTTGACATTTAATCTGAATGGGCTGGGCATGACTTTCTCTATGGTGTAGCCAGCACCCAATTTGTCTTCGTACTGTCCAGTGGCTTCATTATAATTCCTCTCCCTGAGATGCTGTTTCTCTATGTGATAGGGATTCTGCATCCTTTCTCTGTCGTATTCCAGCGCAGTGATATAGGCAGCTATCTTGGGAGCCGCCTGCAGTGCGTTCTCACTGTTGTTCCTAATGATGTTGGCCACTTGCCTGGTCATGTCACCATAGGTTACCGGCACCTGTCTCAATTGCACCACACCATCTCTACCTTTGCCCAACTCAATGGAAAAATTGCTCAGCACCCTGATGAACTGAGTCATAAATTTTCTAATCTGAGCATCGTAGAAATGCAACACTATGCTACCTCCAACCAAGTTCGTTTGCCATTAATAATTTTCCAGGTCATGCCTCTAACATAAGATCTACCTCGTAATTTTTCTTTTTGTTCTTCTGTCCATTTCCACCCGTAAGTATTATTTTTCCTTATAAATCCACTTCTTCCTTCTTTTTTTCTTCTTGCATGTGCTAATTTTTGTGCTTCACTCATTCTACGTTTGCTTTCAGTAGAATGTAACTTATTATCTCCACCTTTTCGCAAGTTAAATCCATTATCAATAGAATCAAATTTTTGTATGTATTGTTCTTCTAACAAATTAAGCTCTGCAATATCTTTAGCGTATGACAAAACTTTCCAAGTAAATGCTTCGATGCCATATTTTCTTAGAGCATTATGAAAATGGTGTGTTTTTTCAGAATATCTACTGTTACAAATATGTTCTAATCTTCTTTGATTAGGATCTTGTGTGGATTGTCCAATATAACATCTCCCAGATGCAATATGTGTCCATTTATAAATGTGCATATTAATTATCCGCCTTGGGTTTTAGAGCGTTGCTCAATGTCTGTCTCTGTTCAACTGTTAGACCATTGATAGTGGTGCTGGTGCTGTTGTTTACAAAACCAGTTTTGAAGGTGTTTCTCGCATTATTATTTGTGGTAGTCAATCTCACACTATCCTCAACTTTAATCCATCTGATTCCATCATATCGGAACAATCTGTTTGGTAAGAAATCCAATCTTAGAAAATAATCATTTTTATTTACATTTGATGTGGGGAAGCTGGTTCCGGCTCCTGCGACATATCCATTGGGTGGCACGCCATCTCCGTTGTAATAGAATCCATAGTGGCTGCTGGCCGGAGTATCTATTACCGCATTAATAGGTTGATTTGATGATATAGAACTAGTGGCATTGACGCCATCCACTCTCACGTTGCCTCTCTCGTCTATTGGAGTCACGTAGAATTGCTTGTAATTGAATCCAGATTTTGGGGCATCTGATTCCGCTTGGCTCACTATGGCGTCATTTATTTCTCTTTCCTTGTTGTAGGTGCTCATGTAACTTGCAAGAGATCCTGCCGCCGTGGCGTCTCCAAGTATGTCTCTGAATTCCTGGCTGTCCACCATGGTCTTTAATTTTAATCTCAATAGATGTGGCCAGTAGGTGGGAGAAAATCCCTCCGCCGACCTATTGACGTCCTCCACGACGTAAAATCTCTTCAGTGCTATGGGTATGCTGGCATCAAGGCTGTAATCGTCCTTGAGGTTTGGAAACTCCACCACGTCCCCGCTCATGGGCTTCCTGCCCAATCTCTCAACCACGTCGTTGAGATGCACCGTCAAAAATAGTGTGTCATTCTGTAGGAACATGCCAAATTGGCTGAGATTGAAGTCGGTATCCTGTACGTTGTATATGCCTCTGATGGTGTATATGTCTGCATCATATTTTCGATCTCTATTTTCAAGGAACAACAGATCCTGTATGGTTCTCTCGCCCAGGGTGCTGGATGCCGGCAGCGTGGCGCTGGCGGGCCCATCCTTGTTGGTGGCACCTTGATCGTAGGTTCCTATGTACTTGTGGAGGAATATGTCCACTCCGCCCACTTGGAACATCTCATTTATGGTGCGATCAAAGAACCTATAATCGTTGCCTTTTTCTGGCTTGTATATTGATAAACGTGGCATACTAACCATATTTATAGAAAACACTGCGGCCATAAATATCCATATGTCAGAGCTGCAAACAGGACAACAAGAAATTTTCGACTACGTCAAGACCAACCTAGGGGATGGCATGATCGACGTAGAACTGGATCCAAAACACTATCAAACGGCACTGGAAAGGGCGATAAACCGCTACAGGCAGAGATCCAGCAACGCAGTGGAAGAAAGCTATGCTTTTTTGGACCTGCAGATCAACCAGAACAAATATATATTGCCCAACGAGATCATCAATGTGAGAGAGATATCGAGAGCCACGGTGGGATCACGCAGCGATGGGCAGGGAGGCACATTGTTTGAGCCTTTCAACCTGGCCTACACCAATACCTATCTACTGAGAGCAGGTGCCGCGGGCGGCCTGGCGACCTATTATGCCTTCGCCTCATACCAGGAGTTGGTGGGAAAAATGTTTGGATCATTCATACAGCATCATTATGACAACGCGACCAAGACCTTGACCATCACGCAGCGTCCCAGAGTGGACACAGAACGAGTGCTGCTGCACACTGACAATTTCAGACCTGACATCACCCTCATGAGAGACATCTATAGCAAACCCTGGATCAGAGACTACGCACTGGCGGTATGCAAAGTCATGTTGGGCGAAGCAAGAGGAAAGTTTAACACCATCGCTGGACCGCAGGGAGGCACCACTCTTAACGGTGAAACTCTTAGACAGGACGGCATGGCCATGATGGAAAAACTGGATCAGGAGATCAATAATTTCATCGACGGCGGCATGCCAACTAGTTTTATTATAGGTTAATTCTTTTTAACTTCAGATTAAATATATTTGATTATGGCTGATATAGGCATCAAGAAAATCCGAGACCTCACACTGGATGAACTGGAAGATCTAGTTACCGCGCTGGAAAACATGACCAAGGTCGCGGACAAGCACGCAATGCGCGAACAAATCTTAAAAACTGTTATAAAAGTCAAGCAAGAGATTGCAAAAAGATTAAAAAACCTGTAATATAATTCTATGCTAATAGGATTGGTAGGATTGATTGGATCTGGCAAGGACACCGTGGCGGATTTCTTGGTAAAGGATCACAGTTTCAAGAGAGACAGTTTTGCAAAGTCATTGAAGGATGCCGTCAGCGCAATATTTGGATGGGATAGGCAATTGCTAGAGGGAGCCACACAGGAAAGCAGGATGTGGCGGGAGAGAATTGATCCCTACTGGAGCAACAAATTGAACAGGACAGTCACTCCAAGATACGTGCTGCAATACTGGGGCACTGAGATAATGCGAGGCTGCTTCCACGACAACATCTGGATAGATTCTTTCACTTCTCGCTACGACGGTGGCAAGATAGTGATCAGCGACACAAGATTCATAAACGAGATAAACACGATCAGAGCCCTGAAGGGCAAAGTGGTGTTGGTGCGAAGGGGACCCATACCCACGCAGGCGGAGATGCAGGAAAAGTCAGTGCATCAAAGCGAATGGGACTGGATCGGACAGCAGTTTGACCATGAGATAGACAACGCAGGAAATCTTGCGGAACTTAAGACGCAGGTGGATAGTATGATCAGCTGTCTACTTCCAAATCACCAATAGACCAGCCCAATTCCTGCGTGCTTTTCAAACGCTGGCAATTGGAGCATATGGTTTTTAGATTGTAGACTGAGGTGTTGTTTTTGTTGCCGTCCACGTGGAACACATCCATCTGTGACTCATGAACAGACTTGAACCCACACAGCTCGCAACGAGGTTTCTTCCTGTAGCCGCTGAGGAACCAGCGTGTGGGTCCATTGACCCTGAGATTTTTTTCCTTGCGTATGCAGGTGTCGCACTGGCTGCGCCAGTATATCTTGGTACCTTTTTTATAGCCGTAGGCCCTGGGTTTGGACCTGCATGTATTGCACAGGGGTCTTTTCATCATAGTATTTACGTGCCCTATATAGGCACCAAAAATGTCAAGATAAAGCCGCAAAAACAAGCATTAACAATAAATAAGTCAAGTTACACTTGCAAGGAGAACTAAAAATGGCATTAACATCACCAGGCGTAGAAGTCACAGTAATAAATGAGAGTTTCTATGTACCATCAGACGCAGGCACAACACCATTATTGATTGTGGCCTCAGCACAGGACAAATTAAACGGAGCCGGCACAGCAATTGCACCGGGCACAAAAACATCCAACGCAAACCAAGTATATCTTATATCTTCTCAGAGAGAACTTACAGAAACATTTGGAGATCCAAAATTTTACACAGACGCTGCCAACAATTCATTAAATGGCTACGAGCTCAACGAGTACGGATTGCAAGCCGCTTACTCATTCCTGGGAATAGCTAACAGAGCTTTCATATTACGAGCAAATATCAACCTTTCGCAATTGGTGGGCACCACGACTGCTCCATCATCTGCGCCAAGCAACAACAGCTATTGGTTTGACATATCAGCCACAGTGCCAGGCATATTTGAGTGGTCATCAACCGATCAAGCATTCACGACAATATCTCCGATTTACATCACAACGACCAGCGACCTAGTTGGTTCTGTAACCACAGGGGCACCAAAACCTTCAATTGGATCACAAGGGTCATATGCGATTAACGTCACCAACAACTCAAACAAGATCTATTACAAAAATGCATCCAACGCATGGGTGCAAGTAGGCTCGGCCGCATGGACAGGGGCGCCTAACAAGCTGCTGCAGACATCTCCACACTCTGAGAGACCAGAATGGAAGACCGCGGAAAACAATGCTCCGACAGGATCGGTTTGGTTCAAGACGTCAACTCCTAATTCCGGAGCCGACATCATAGTCAAGAGATACAACAGCGCCACGGCCGCATGGTCTGTGGTAGATGCTCCACTTTACGCGAACAATCATGCAGCGATCTATGGCATAGATCCGGTCAACGGCGGAACTGGCATATCTGCAGGTACGTTGTACACGCAGTTCAACGCCACCGAGCAGTCATTCACCAATGACGCAACTCCGAGATTGCTGGACTACACAATATTCAAATACGAAGGTGGAGTGACATCAATCACTTCGAAAAATACATCTCCAACTTTCACCAATGGACATGCTATCAAAATACAGGAATCAGTCAAAGGCTCGGCCGCATTGGCAGCAGCAAAAACTGTGACCTTGGGAGGCACTGGTGCTGATGATTTCGTAGCGGCAATAAGCGCTGCAGGTTTCACTAATATTTCTGCAACTAAACTTTCCACAGGTGCAATCAAAATCACTCACGCACTGGGCGGCGAGTTCAGGATGTACAACGTCTCGTCTGGCACTGCATTGGCCAACGCGGGATTTGGAACGGCAAACGCACACGATTACGGCTCCTACGAGTCAAATTCAGCTACCAAAGTTGATAACTTGTACGTGGCGCCAGCTGGACAGACCGAAGATTCAACAGATCCAGCAGTGGTAGTTGCCAGCAATTTCAAAAGATTGAGCTATTCGGCCTCTATCAACGAACCTACCAACGAGCCAACCAATGGAACGTTATGGTACAACACCAATTTAGAAGCCGACATCATGGTGCACAATGGCACCACATGGAAGGGATACCTACAGGTGTATGGCTCCACAGATCCCAATGGACCACAACTGACAGCGACCAAGCCAACCACACAGTCGGACGGCACGGCATTGGTGGCCAATGACTTGTGGATCGACACATCAGATTTAGAAAATTATCCAAAGATATACAGATATGACACGTCACTGGCAGATGGCGCCAATTTCGTATTGATTGACAATTCAGACCAGACCACTGAGTCAGGTATAGTTTTCGCTGACGCCAGATGGCAAAATGACACAGACAAGGACGACACTTTAGTGTCAGGTGGAGCAGGATCGGCCAGCACCATCGTGAGCCTTTTAAGTGATGACTTCATTGATCCGGACGCTCCAGATCCAGCACTTTATCCTAAATCCATCCTGTTGTTCAACACCAGGAGATCGGGCTACAACGTCAAGGAATACAGGAACGCCTACGTGACCGCAACTGCATATCCAGGCAGTGGAGCAGCGGGCAAGGGCAACATCAGATATAGCAACGAGGCAGTTTCCGGTTACTTCCCAGACAGATGGGTGACCAAGAACGCCAACAATGCAAATGGCTCTGGAACTTTTGGCAGGAAAGCTGTTAGAAAAGTCATAGTACAGCAATTGAAATCCGAGATCGACACAAACCAGGCTGTGAGAGAGGATCAGAGAGGATTCAACATCATAGCGTGTCCGGGATACCCCGAGATAATCGCTAATCTTGTAAATCTCAACACGGATAAAAACAACACCGCATTTGTTATCGGTGACACTCCGATGAGACTAGCTGGCAGTTCAACAACACTGACCAACTGGGCCAACAACAACGCCAACGCAGCAGACAACGGCGACGAGGGATTGGTAACTTCAAGTGATTATTTGGGAGTGTTCTATCCATCGGGCAGGACCACCAGCAACACAGGAAACGTTATAGTGGTGCCACCAAGCCACATGATGCTGAGGGTATTGGCCAACAACGACAACGTGGCATTCCCATGGTTTGCTCCGGCCGGCACTAGAAGAGGCATCGTGGACAACGCCACTTCAGTGGGCTACATTGACAGCACCACAGGTGAGTTCCAACAAATTGCACTTACGGAATCGGTCAGAGACAGCATGCACACTGCGAAGATAAATCCAATCACATTCTTCTCAGGCACAGGCATATTAAACTTTGGTAACCTTACAAAAACAACTTCGAGTTCAGCTTTGGACAGAATAAACGTTTCAAGATTGACTGTCTATCTGAGAACTCAATTAGACAAAATAGCAAAACCGTTTATATTTGAACCAAATGATTCTTTGACGAGAAACGAGATCAAGGCAGCTATCGAATCATTCTTGTTAGAACTAGTGGGACAACGAGCATTGTATGACTTCTTAGTGGTGTGCGACGAGACAAACAACACCGCCACAAGGATCGACAGGAATGAACTGTATGTGGACATAGCAATTGAGCCTGTGAAATCAGTTGAGTTTATCTACATACCTTTAAGGATCAAAAACACAGGAGAAATAGCTAACTTGGGAGTTTAATACCCGGTAAATAAAAAGGAACAAAAATATGGCAATCTCAACATTAAGTAAATTTACAGTACCATTAGCAAACGATCAGAGTTCAGCATCACAAGGTTTATTGATGCCAAAACTTCAGTATCGTTTCAGGGTAGTGCTTGAGAACTTTGGTGTATCAACTCCAAGATCAGAATTGACCAAACAGGTTATATCTGTGACCAGGCCCAACTTGACTTTTGATGATGTTACATTGGATGTATACAACTCAAGGATTTACATGGCCGGCAAACACACCTGGGAAGCTATCACATTAGAGTTGAGAGATGATGTGAACAACTCAGTGTCTAAATTGGTTGGCGAGCAGGTACAGAAACAATTTGATTTCTTTGAACAGGCTTCCGCTGCTTCAGGCATCGACTATAAATTCACTTCTAGAATTGAAATGCTGGATGGTGGCAATGGCGCCACAGCACCGGGCATATTGGAGACTTGGGAACTTTACGGTTCATACGTACAATCAGTAAACTACAACACATTGGCCTATGCCACATCTGATCCGGTCACAATCACTTTATCAATCAGATATGACAACGCAGTACAAACTCCACAAGGCACAGGAATCGGCACGCAATTGACCAGGACCATAGGCTCATTGGCCACAGGTGGCGGTATATAATTCAACATTTCGTTTATAGCAAAAGAAGCGCCTTTAACGGCGCTTTTTTTGTGACTATAAATATAGGGTATGCCAAGCATTAACAATTTCTTAAAAGGATTCTCAGACGGTCTTCCAGGGCTCAAGGATTTCCAGCACGCCAGCAGGTTATATGTTGATGACAACTTCAAATTAGCACCCAAGCAGAAATTCCTCTTCCACGTGGTGTTCGACATAGACAACGACACCATTACTAGGCCATTCGCATCTCACGAGAAATTAGAATTAAACATGTTGGTCAAGACATGCCAGTTGCCAAAATACAACATGAACTACGAGGAGAAGATACAGTACAACAAGAAGACGTTCGTGGCCACTAGGATACAGTATCAACCTATAACTATAGCGTTCCACGATGACCAGGCCGACACTGTGAACGCTTTCTGGAAGTCTTATTACGAATACAATATTGCAGATTCGGTCACACTGGGTGGTGCTAATTCTACCATCAAAAATTTTGCCAAGGACACCATGTACGATTCTGGGGACGGGGTTCCCAGGCAGTTCGGCATGGACAATGCCAAATCTAGGAAGAAGCCATTATTGCGTAGCATACAGATATTTGTGCTGCACAAGAAGAAATTCACGGCGTTCCAACTGATCAATCCCGTGATCACATCATTCAGCCACGACGATCTGGACCAGGCGGATGGTACCGGAGTGCTCAGCAACACCATGCAGGTCATGTATGAGAGCGTGCTGTACAGCGTGGGCAATATAAGCAAGACCGAGCCGTCGGGATTTGCCACACTGCACTATGACCTAGAACCATCGCCACTCAGCGTGCTGGGCAGGGGAAGTAATTCTATATTTGGTCCAGGTGGCATTGTGGACGGCGTGGGCTCAGTTTTGGAATCGGCAAGCAACGGAAACTATGTGGGAGCGGTATTGGGAGCCATAAACACATACACCAGAGCTAGAAAGGTCAAGTCCAAGGACATAAAGGAAGAGCTCAAGGGCATAGCCAAGACCGGGGTCCGCGAGATAGGAAAGAATTCAGGCACGATAACAAATCCAGTTGGCAGTTTCTCAGTTGGAGGTGCAGCTCTGTTCGTGGCAGCAGGAGTTACCCTGGCAGGAGCCAAAGGCAATGTCGACGACAGGAACAAGACCAGCGCAGTGATAAACAATGCCGTCATTGACACCAGGAATTACCTCAGCCCGTCAGAATCATTTAATTTGTTACAAACCAATTCCGCCGCCAGGGATCAAGTGGCATCGGCGATATATTATAGACTAGTGGGCTCCAGGAAGGGGCTGTCAATAGCTAGAAGTGACGTGGAGTTCTCAGCGTCATCTGAAGCAAACAAAAATATTTACAGGAACAGAGCGCTGTCAGACATCACCAAGTTAGTCAACGAGGGCTATGTTAAGATCAATAGGACCACCAATGAAGTATCGGTGGTGGCAGAGAAAGCAAGATTGTAATGGCTGAATTCTATTCAAATCTTCCAAAGAAAGAGCAAGATGGTTTGAAAAAGACCATTGATTCATTGATCACCACCAATTACGTTGAGCCGTTTGAGTTCAACGCCAATGATTATGATGCCACTGTGGGATTTTTCGTGAAGAAAGGATTTGACAGGAAACCTGCCGAAGAGACCGCTTACATCATATTGCAACAGGCCAAGATAGATTCCGTGCCTGTGATGGAAATATTGGACACGCTGGGCAAGGCGGAGCCGGCTAGGCTGAGCGAATTGATCGCAATAATATTGAACAGCAATAGATTTAAGTCCAGCAGGCTTGGTATACGCAGAGACAAGGAAAATAAGGACGTGGTATCAAGAAACATCAAGGCATAATGAGATTCGCCCAAGGAAAATTCACCATGAAGAACCCCGCCAAGTACGTGGGATTGAAATCGCCCACCTACAGGAGTGGCTGGGAACATTCATTCATGCGCTTGTGTGATGAGCATCCAAACGTATACCAGTGGGCCAGCGAATCAATCAAGATACCATATCGCCATCCACTGACCGGCAAATACACCATATACGTCCCTGATTTCTTTATAGTGTACGTGGATAAGAACGGTGGCAAGCACGCCGAAATGATAGAGGTCAAACCCATGAACCAGGCCTCCATGGAAAGTGCAGGAAAAAGCCAAGGAAGACAGCGTCAAGTCATAATTAACCGGGCCAAATGGGAGGCTGCTTCAGCATACGCCAGACAAAATAAAATCACCTTCAGGGTATTGAGCGAGGAACAATTATTCCATCAAGGCAAGCGTAAGTAAATATCAATATGACCCGCAAACTAGAAGACATACTCAATTTACCAAACGTCAAGGAAGCGTTCGCCAAAGTGGACGCCAAGGAGAAATTCCGAGAAGACAAGGACAAACCCACCATACCCAAGAATGTGGATCCACAAACAGCCAAGGCCTTGGAGAAGACCTATCAGGAATTTGACAAGATAGCAGCATCTCTGCCTCAGGTCAAGGGACTGGGCGAGCTCAGTGACCTGGAACTGGACAAACTGGCCATGGAAGCGGAAGACAGCTACAAGAACCTCATGGACCTGGGCATGAACGTGGACAGCAGATATTCTGGGCGTATTTTTGAGGTGGCCAGCTCCATGTTGCGCAATGCCATAGACGCAAAATCACAAAAAATTGATAAAAAATTGAAAATAGTAGAACTACAACTTAAAAAGTTAAAAATAGATAAAGATGGGTCAGACAACGGCAGCGAACCGGTCGAAAGCGAAGGCATGATCATTAGCGACCGCAACGAGTTAATGAAGAAACTGCTGAAGAAAGACTAAATACTGCATTATGACAAACTTTACACAATATCTTGCCGAATCAACAAAAGAATACAACTACAAAATCAAGGTGGTTGGCGATCTAAGCGAAGATTTTGGAACAAAGTTACAATCAGCATTGGCCAAGTACGAAGTGAAAAGCCTGTCAAAAGGTAAAAAAACTCCCATACAAAATACTCCGTTGGACTTTCCAGGAATCAAGAATGAAGCAGTGACCATATTTGAATTGGTCACCATGTATCCAGCATCGGTGTTTGAGATGAAGGCATTGATTGCGGACAGCATGAGATTGCACGCCAACCAAGTGGTGGTGAGGACTCCCAATGATCCCACCGAGCAATATCAAGTAGACATGAATTTCAAGGTCGTGTCTGAATTCAAGAGCGTGCTGCAGGACGTGGAGTATAAGGATCTTCCAAAGATCAAAGCTGACGAAGTGTATGGAGACAAGGCCAACCAAAGCCTGTTGAAAGAATTATTGAAAGCAAGAAAAGAAATAGAATTCGCTGCCAAGCCAAAAGTGGAGCAGGAAGTGATGAAGAACGAAGGTGACAAGAAAAATTCCGGATCACCGCTGACAAAACCAACTAATCCACATCCAGATCCAAAGAGAAAATAATTTTATGGAAATGATCGACATACTATCTAAACTGAGACAAATTCAAGAGAATAATCCAAACGCCGAAGTTGGTGACGCAATCAAGAGCGTTGCAGCAGCCAACGGTGAGGCGAATCAAGTTGCCGCGGTGGACGAAAGCATGACACGCCAGCATTTCCAATATGTGGCTGACACTTTAAAGAACATCGAAGACGTGACCAAAAGAGCAGAGTACGCTCAACATCATTCAGCAATATTCCAACATTTCAATCCTCGTTTCGATCATGATAAATTCATGCAGGCAGCAGGAGTGTACACAGTGACCAAAGGTGAGAACACAGAAGCACCGGTAGGAAACGAAGATGCAACTAACACAAAAGAACTAGAAGCTC